AGCGATACAGAGGCCTCTCGGGCTCGTATGAGACGCTCGAATTTATGGGCGATTCCGTGCTGGGGTTTATCGTGACGAAGCACCTCTTCGATCTGTACGAGGTGCGCCAAGAGGGGTTCCTCACCAAGGCGCGCACGAAGATGGTGCGCGGCGCGACGCTCTGCGACATTGCCGAGAAGCTTAATCTAGGACCGAGAATCCTGATGGATGAAAAGGGGATTCGTAACGGCTGGAACACAAACCCGAAGATCCTCGAGGATGTGTTCGAGGCGCTGGTCGGCGCAGTCTACCTGGACCTCGGCGTGGTGCACACCAAGAAGTTTGTGTTTGACTCGTACGACAAGGTGACCACGAGCCTGTGCGACGACAACTACAAGGACCAGCTCATGCGGTGGTGCCAGGCGCTCAAGTTTCCGCTCCCGGACTACCAGGTGACGACGCACAGCCCGAACGGCACCTTCTTCATCACCGCGATGATCAACGGCCAGAGCGCGGGCTGCGGGTTTGCGAGCACGAAGAAGCAAGCGGAGCAGAACGCGGCCCAAATAGTACTTAAGACGGACGCTCGATTCAGAGGTAAGGAACCCCCGCATGCTAAATTCAAATGTCAAAAGACTGCTCGAAGCGACCTACTTTGAGCAGCGCTCCCCCGAATGGCTCGAGCTCCGCGAGAACATGCTCACCGCGAGCGATGCCGCGACCGCCATCGGGGCGAACCCCTATGAAAAGCCGCGCGACTTGCTCGTGAAAAAGGTGGGCAAGAAGAAGTGGGACGGCAACGAGGCGACGCGCCGCGGCACCATACTGGAGCCCATCGCGCGTGACCTCTACGACGCTCGCTACAACCGCAAGTCGCACGAGATTGGGCTCGTGCAGCACCCCGTGCACACGTGGCTCGGTGGCTCGCCCGACGGCATCACCGAGGATGGCCTCTTGATCGAAATCAAGTGCCCGTTGACTCGCAAAATCACGGACAAGGTGCCGAAGCACTACATTGCCCAAATCCAGGTGCTCATGGAGATTCTAGACCTCCCCGAGTGTGACTTTATTCAGTACCGCGACGTGCCCGAGGAGTTTGTGGTGACGAACGTGCCGCGCGACCGCGAGTGGTTCGCGACCAACCTGCCCATCATGCGCGCCTTTTGGGAACAAGTCGAGGTGGCAAAGGCGAAGGGCCTTTGCGAGCTCGAGACGGATGACGACGACAAGTACGAGCCTGCTACTACTATTTGCGCATGCGAGATAGAATGAATAAAAACGCAAGTGCCGCGAGCACACATCCAAACAGCCACGTCGTCTCACTCGTCAGCGACAGCGAAGCCGGCAGACCCGGGCGCGTGTAGGTGACGCGACCGTCGTCGTACTCGTACTTTCGCGCGGGGAATATAGCATCGGCCGAAGCGTGCGTGCCGGAGCCGAAGAACAGCATGGGCACATCCGGTGCGACAGGCTCGGTCTCCTCGGACGGCTCCTCGCAAATGCCGGACGTGAAGCCGTGGTCCATGAAATCGCGGTGGAAGCCGCCCGTCGGGATGCCGAAGGTGTTGGTCCACGTGTACGCGTCAAAGCCGTCGATTTGTAGGCGGTCGTCCACGAGCGCGGCTGAGGCCATTTACCATACAGCCACATTTTCTTTGTAGAACTTGGTTTGAACCTTTTCCTGGTGCAGGGACCACATGGAGTCGAGGTCAATGTGCAGCATGTGGGCCAACTGAAACAGGTAGCTGAACACGTCACCCATCTCCATCGTCATGTCGATGCCGCGATCCTTCTTGAGGCCCGTCTTGCGAAAGTACCGCTGGTTTTGGCGGATGGACGACGCGAGCTCACCAATCTCCTCGTTGAGCAGCATCCACACGATGCTCACCGGCGCCTTGTCCCATCCCTTCACCTTGCACATGGTGGCGGTCTCGTCGCGGTAGTGGTTGAGGTTCATGACTTACGGGTGAATGGCTGGAGCCTTTTAAGTCCTGCACACGCAATGAAGGACCTTCCGGTAGCGCCACACGAGAAAAAGGGCGCTCATGAGGAGCGACAGCTCCGCGAAGAGCTTCCAGCTCTCGACGTGGTTCTTGTCGCCGGTGCGCCGCTCGGCCCACGGCACCACGACCGCCGCGCTAAAGAGCCGCACGACGCGATCCGCCAGAAAGAATGACAGGAACCCAAACAGGATGTCGTCGAGGTCCCTCATTTGAAATTGCCGGGTATTTTATTTCCGTACGTGCTCGTGCTCACGGGCACGGCGAGGGGCACCGGGCGCGAGGAGATGTCACGCATGTAGACCAGTTGCTGGAGGACGCCCGTCTTGATCGTGCCGGTCGCCTCCTCAACCACCTTCCTGTTCATGGCGGACACCTGGCCGCGCACGTCCGCGTACGGGTCGACCGACATGTTGGCGTAGACACGCTTCATGAGCGCCTGGAGGTCGCTGTCATTCTGACGGTCTATCTTGTAGCCCGTGAGCGACGAGATGGAGCGCACGATGGCGCTGTGCAGGTACTCGCGGTTAAACTCGGAAAAGTAAGCGTCAATCAACGGCGAAGGCAGAGCGCGAGTACTCATCTGTGATGGGCGGATAAAAAAAAGCCGCCCTTAGAACTCAAATGAAGGTCATCAAGCGCAATGGGACTGTGACCGACATGCTCTTCGACAAGGTGACCCTGCGCATCAGTGCGTTGTGCGTCGCGGGTGCGCACGGACCGGCGCTCGACGTCCAAGCCGACAAGGTTGCCCAGAAGGTCTTCTCGAACATGTACGACGGCGTCCGGACGAGCGAGATTGACGACCTGTCGGCCGAGGTTGCCGTACACATGCTGTCCGAGAATCCCGATTACGAGACGCTCGCGACGCGCATCATCGTGAGCAACATGCACAAGACGACCCCGCGGTGCTTCTCGGAGGCGATGGTGCGGAACCACGTGGCCGGTCGCGTCTCGGACGATTTCATGAAGTACATTCGGCTCGAGTACGACGGGATGATCGACCACGCGCGCGACTACGACTTTGGCTTTTTCGGAATCAAGACGCTCCAGAAGAGCTACCTCAACCTGGGCGAGACGCCGCAGTACATGTTCATGCGCGTCGCGGTTGCGATTCACGGCACGGACCTCGCGCGCGTCCGCGAGACGTACGACCTCATGTCCCACAAGTACTTCATCCACGCGACGCCGACGCTGTTCAACGCGGGCTCGAAGCGCCCCCAGATGTCGAGCTGCTTCCTGCTGGACATGACCGAGGACTCGATCGACGGCATCTACGACACGATGAAGCGGTGCGCCCAAATCTCCAAGTGGGCCGGTGGCATCGGCCTCGCGACCAGCAAGGTGCGAGCCAAGGGTGCACGAATCGCGGGCACGAACGGTGAGTCCGACGGCATCATCCCGATGCTCCGCGTGTACAACGCGACCGCCCGCTACGTAAACCAGGGAGGACGCCGAAAGGGCTCCATCGCCATGTACCTCGAGCCGTGGCACGCGGACATCATGGACTTTCTCGAGCTGCGGCTTAACCAGGGTGACGAGGAGGCGCGCTGCCGCGACCTGTTCACGGCGCTTTGGATCCCGGACCTCTTCATGCGCAAGGTTGAGGCGGACGAGGATTGGCACCTGATGTGCCCGAGCGACAGCCCCGGCCTCTGCGAGGTTCACGGTGAGCAGTTCGATGAGCTGTACCGCCAGTATGTGGCCCAAGGCCGATTCCGCAAGGTGGTCAAGGCGCGCCTCGTCTGGGACGCCGTGCTCAAGTCGCAGGTTGAGACCGGAACGCCCTACATGTGCTACAAGGATGCCGCGAATGCAAAGTCGAACCAGAAGAACCTCGGGACGATCAAGTCCTCGAATCTCTGTGTCGCTCCGGAGACCAAGATTCTCACCAAGAATGGTTATCAAAAAATTGCAACTATTACCGGAGAACCGGTCGAAGTCTGGAACGGTGAAGAGTGGTCTACGGTCGCGGTCACACAGACGAGTAGCGCCAGTCGGCTTGTTCGCGTAAACTTCAGTGACGGCACTTTCCTCGACTGCACCAAATATCACAAGTTTCATCTTCAGGTGGGCTATGATACAAAGACGGAAATCAAGGACACCCTAAACCTGGCGCCTGGTGATCGTCTCATCAAGTGGACTCCTCCAAAGCCATTCGAGTTTGAGGACTCGGAAGATTTTAACTACCCGTATACTCACGGGTTTTTCTGTGGCGACGGCACCTACCACTCGACGTATTCTGGATTCAAAACGATACCCAGCGTGTCACTCTACGGTGAAAAGAAGAAGCTTGTCGAGCACTTGGATATTCGGACGATGTCTGGTGAAGAAGATGCATCTGGTCGTCTGAACATCCAGCTTCCGTACGATCTCGCGCTCAAATTCAAAGTTCCGCTACGGGGCACGGTGAAAACCCGGCTCGACTGGTTCGCCGGACTATGTGATGCGGACGGTCACACTCAGGGGTGCCCTGGAAACCCAACGCAGAAAAGCATCTCGGTCGCATCGATCCACCTGAATTTCCTCCGCGAGGTGCAGCTCATGTTGCACACGCTCGGAGCGACATCTACGATCGGGATGCTTCGCGAGGCGGGTGAAACTGAACTTCCCGATGGTCGTGGTGGTAAGAAGATGTTCAACACGCAGACGTGCTGGCGCCTCGTGGTATCGGCTCTTGGTGTTGAGACACTCATCAATGCGGGTCTCGTGACGCGACGCCTGGACCTGAGCGATTTCACGCCGGTGACTCGCGATGTCCGCCAATATGTCAAGGTCATCTCCATCGAGGACAACGGCCGCTTCGATGCAACCTATTGCTTCAACGAGCCCAAGCGCCACATGGGCATCTTCAACGGGGTTCTCACCGGAAACTGTACCGAAATCATGGAGTTCACCAACCCGGACGAGGTGGCCGTGTGCAACCTGGCATCCCTGAGCTTGCCGGCGTACGTCCGCGATGGTGTGTTCGACCACGCCAAGCTCCACGAGGTGGCTCGCGTCGTGACCCGCAACCTCAACCGCGTGATCGACACCAACTTCTACCCGGTGGCGGCGGCGCGCACGTCGAACATGCGCCACCGCCCGATCGCGATCGGCGTCCAGGGTCTCGCGGACGTGTTCATGATGCTCGGGTTGACGTACGACGAGCCGGCTGCGCGCGAGCTCAACAAGGCCATCTTCGAGACCATGTACCACGCGGCGCTCACCGAGTCCTGCGAGCTCGCCAAGGCGCGTGGGCCGTACGAGACGTTCGCCGGGTCGCCGGCTTCCGAGGGTTGGCTCCAGTGTGACTTGTGGGGCGTGACCCCGACGGGCCAGTGGGATTGGAAGGAGCTCCGAGAGGATGTCACGACCCACGGCCTCCGCAACTCGCTCTTGGTCGGCCCCATGCCCACCGCGAGCACGGCGCAGATCCTCGGGAACAACGAGGCGTTCGAGCCGTACACGACCAACCTGTACCTGCGGCGCACGCTCGCCGGCGAGTTTGTCGTGATCAACAAGCACCTCGTCCGTGACCTCCAAGCTCTCGGCTTGTGGAGCCGTGACCTCAAGACGGAGATTGTGCGCGACGGCGGGTCCGTCCAAGGCTTGGCCATCCCGGACGAGCTCAAGGCGCGCTACCGAACGGCGTGGGAGATTCCCCAAAAGTCCATCCTGGACATGAGCGCGGACCGCGGCGCGTACGTGTGTCAGTCGCAGTCGCTGAACATCTTCATGGAGAACCCGACCATGGCCAAGCTGTCGAGCATGCACATGTACGGGTGGCGCAAGGGCCTCAAGACCGGGATGTACTACCTGCGGACGCGCGCCAAGGCCAAGGCGCAGCAGGTGACCGTGCCGGTGCTCGCGTGCTCGCGGGACAATGCAGACTGTGCGGCGTGCTCGGCGTAAAGACTAGCGCACTCAGTGTCGTATGAATGATATCGCACCTCGCATCCTCCGCCACTGTGACATAGACACGCGTCTCGCACTGAGCGTCCCGCCCGGTCGCGTCGACACCTCGGGCGTGCCGGTGTGGCGGCCGCACGACGGCATCGTGTACCGCTCCGAATCCGGGACCCTCTTTAATTTCCACCAACCCGGGTTTCACACGCGGTGCCACCCGGTGGCGCTTGACATCGAGTGTGACGGCCTCCTCATCTTCAACCTGTACGGGCAACCCTATACGTGTGACACGTTCGCGGACACGGGCGGCGTCACGTGCACGCCGACACGCGCGACTTGGGCGACAGACCTTAAAGTTTTAATCACTTGAATGACCAATGGCGCCCAAGATGCGCATCCCGGGGGCGATGCGTGAGCAAGTCTGGATCGCAGTCTGTGGTGACTATTACTTTAAGCGCAAGTGTCTCGTGTCGTGGTGCGAGAACGTGATGACCCCGTTCAACTTTGAGGTTGGCCACAACATCCCGGAGAGCAAGGGGGGTTCGAATGACATCAGCAACCTCCGCCC